TCTGGCATCGGTTCAGTTGCGATCGGTACTAACGGTGGTGCGATCACAGTAGATAAACTAGTTGATCTAGAAACTGCAATCATGGAAGATAATGCAGGTGTTAATGCAGATTCTATTTCTTATGTAACCAACGCTAAAGTGATGGGTGCAATTAAGAAACTTAAGACATCTGGTGGTGAGTATCTTGTTAACAACAACCTACAAGCTTTAGGTAGAGGTGCTACTCCAATTGCTGTTAACGGCTATCCACTAGCTATGACAAACCAAGTTCCAAGCAACCTTACAAAAGGTTCTACATCTGGTTCTTGTTCTGCTGTTGTAATGGGAGACTTCTCACAAGCAATCTTAGGATTATTTGGCGGTGGAGTAGAAATTACTGTTGGTGAAGACAGCGATGACTTTGCTAAGAACTTAACTTCTGTTAAGGCAGTAGTTGCATTTGATGTTGCTGTAAGACACGCACAGTCATTTGCTGCAATCTTAGACGTAACCACATAATTGGTTTAATATAGGGGGTATCACACCCCCTTTTTTTTTATGAAAGTAAAGTGCTTAGAAAACGTATGTGCTAGTGGTTCTGCCTTAGAAGCTGGAAGAACATACGATATTAGTGATTCTGATTATTCCTTACTTAGTTCTATGGGCAAAGTGATAGAAGCTCCTATAGAAGAAGTAAAGCAAAAAAAAAGTACAAACAAGAAAAGATAAATGGCTTTAACTGAAGATGCAGACACCCTAAATGTATATTTAAAAGACTTTGCTAAAAGTTGTCAGATTGGTGGTGGTACAGCATTTTTAGGAACATTAAGTACACCAGCAGAAGTTATTGGTGGCGGTCTTGGAATCTCTATTGAATATTCATTAAAAGTAAAAACATCTGATGTAACTTCTGCCGCCAGAGGAACAGCAATTACCGTTGATTCTGTGAATTACACAGTAAGAGAAAACATAGTTGAAGATGACGGTGCTTTTTCTACATTATTATTGAGCAAAGTATAATGGCAGACACTAGACGAGAACTAATATTAGCAAGGATGAAAACTAACCTTGATGCTATAACTAATGCTACTGTTTATAGATCAAGAGTAGAACCATTAGCTCGTGGTGAAGCACCAGCAATAATAATAGAACCGATAGATGATAATCCAACAGATACTAATTTTTTTGATAAATTAGATTGGTCAATGAGGGTAAGAATATCAACAATTGTTAGGGCTGCGATACCAGATGACGATTCTGACACTTATACGCAACAAGTTCATCTAAGATTAATGGCAGATCAGACTGTAAATTCGTATGCTTTGGATTTAACGCCAGATCGTACTGATTTTAGTTTGGTTGAAGCTGATGTACCTCTTGGTATAATTAGTCAAGATTTTATTGTGCGTTATCGTACAAGCAGATCTGATTTAACTGCTGCATGATTTCATGGCTAAACTAAATACAGAAGTGCCTAATCCTGGCGAGGGTGGAACTTATATGTTCGATCCAGAAACAGGAAAGACTACACTAGTACCAGAAACCGATTCCTCCTCTGACAATGGCTCTAACAAGAACGACAAAACTACTAGCGAAGATTGAATCATCTTATGGGAGTAATCCATCTCCTGTAGCTGGTTCTAACGCTATACAAGTTACTGATATTGAAGTAACACCAATTGAATCTGATAACGTACAAGCTCCTACCTTTCAAGGATTTTTAGGTAACAGTACACAAGGAACACTACTTGCTAATAAAAGAGTAGCTGTATCTTTTGGTGCTGAATTATCAGGATCTGGTGCGGCAGGTACTGCAAGTGCCTTGTCCCCTCTTCTAAAAAGTTGTGGACTTTCTGAGACTATAGCTAGTTCAACTAGTGTTACTTATGCTCCTGTTAGTGCTTCTTTCTCTAGTTGTACTATCCTTTGTTTTTATGGTGCAACAAGACACGTTATTACAGGTTGTAGAGGAACTGCTACTATCTCAATGGCAGCAGGTCAGTTTGCAATGATAAATTTTGAATTTACTGGAATATATAATGCTCCAGACAGTACAGCAATGTCAGGTACATTTACAGTTGCTAATCAATCAGCAGCACTAGAAGTAAATGACACAAACATTACTACTGCAACATTTCATGGTGCTACATCACAAAGAATTGAATCTTTTGATTTAGCTCTTAATAATGAAGTTTTATATAAAGAGACAGCATCAAGTCAGGAAGTATTGATTACTAATCGTGCTCCTGGTGGTACTGCTGTTATAGAAGAACCAGTAAGAGCAACAACAGATTACTTTGCTAAAGCTGTTGCTACTGCTACTGGTAATAGTTCTATTGTTCTTGGAGCTAGTGCAGGTAACATTGTTACTGTTAATGTTCCTCAGACAGATATAACAGGAGCTACTCGTGGTGATACTGGTGGTGTTAACAGTTTAAACCTACCGTACTTGGCATTACCTACAACAGCAGGTAATAATGAGCTAAGTATAGTAATGACTTAACTTATGGCATTAGTCTTCAAAAAAGTTTCCGAATACGATTGGGAAGTAACTGTTCAATCTCCAGAAAAAAGTAAATTTAAAAAAGAAACATTTACGGCTAAATTTAAAAATGTTGGTCGTAAAGCTTTTGCTGATCTTATAGAATCTGGTGATGAAAACTTTGTTAGAAGTGTTTTAGTAGGTTGGTCTGGTATTAAAGACGATGCAGGTAATGACCTTGAATTTAATGAGGATAACTTTGAGGCATTACTAGACAATCAATATATTGTTCTTGGAATAATAAAAGCATACGGAGAAAGTGTACAAGGAGCTTCTGAAAAAAACTAAGAGAGGCTGCGAAGTATTGGGTACAAGGTGATGTTATTGATGAAACTATAGAGGCATTAAAAGCATTTGGTGCAACAGAAGAACAAATCGCAGCCGAAAGTAAAACTAAGAAAACATTTGATTGTATTGTTTGGGAAGAGAATAGAGAAGTTGTTAATATGTTTTGGAAACTTTCTACGCAATGGTATGTCAGTATGGCTGGATTAACTGGCATAAACTATAAATCTTTGGAATACTTGTGTAAAATATATACAGTTAAAGATTCTGTTGCTATGTTTGAAGGAATACAGGTAATGGAATACGAGGCATTGAAACTTATGCAGAAGGATAAGAAATAATGGCCGCAAGAAAACCTACAGAATTAGAATTATTAATAAAAACTACAGGGGTAGAAAAACTTCGTGGCTTAACGGGCAGTTTAAAAAGATTAAAAGATACAACTTTAATAACAAGCAGTTCAACAAAAAAATTGTTATCTGATTTAAAAAACCAATCGGTAAATGCACAAAAATCAATTGCAGGTACAAAAGCATTAGCTAATTCATATAGACAATTAGCTGCAAATGTAGATTTTACAAGTAAAGAATTTAAAGAAGCCACAGCAGAGGCCGCAAGGCTTGAGGCACAACTAAGAAAAATGCAAGCTACTGCTAATAAAGGTATGGGAAAAGGTAGGTTTGGTGCTGCTGCAAAAACTTTTGGTGCTATAGGTGCTGCTGGTATTTTTGGTGGTGTTGAGGGTGCTGCTGGTGCTGCAATCGGTGGAATAATTGGAGGCGCACCAGGTGCAATAACTGGTGGTGTAGTTGGCGCACAAGTAGGTCAAGTTACTGGAGCTTTAAAAGAATCAACAGAATATAGTGCTTCTTTAGGTAAACAACGTAAAGCATTACGTTTAGTTATAGGTGACATGGATGAATATGCAGATGCACAAAAATTTTTAGAAGACACAAGTAAAAAATTAGCAATACCTCAAGATGTTATAACAAGGCAATTTACAGCTTTAACAGCATCTGTTCTTGGTGCTGGTTTATCTGTAGACGATGCAAAAAAATCTTTTTTAGCAATTTCATCAAGTATTAGAGGTACTGGTGGAAATCTTGAGGATATGAAAGCTGCTTTGCGAGCAACCTCACAGGTATTCTCGAAAGGTAAGGTATCGGCTGAAGAACTCAGACAACAACTCGGTGAACGCTTGCCTGGGGCTTTTACATTGTTTGCTAAGTCAATGGATAAAACACCTGCTGAATTAGATAAAGCATTAGAGCAAGGCAAAGTAACTTTGGAAGATTTTACTAATTTTAGTCAAGAATTATTATTAAGGTATGAAAAAAATGCAGAATTATTAGCACAAGCTCCAGAAGCTGCTGGTGATAGATTGTTAACAGCATTATCAGAACTCAGAGATAATGTTGGTCAATTACTAAGACCAATAGGTGCAGAGTTTCAAAGTAGATTTACAGCAATTGTAAAACAGATAAATGGAGCAGCAGAAGCATTAAGAGAGTTTTTAAAAATAGGTGAAGAATATCAAGAAGATAAATTAAAGGATTTATTAATAGAAAGAGGTAAGATTGAAAAAGAAATAGCAGCTTATGAGGCGGCTATCCCTAAGATTCCACTTGGATTTCGAGGAATGACAGGAATGAGTAGAGCGCAAGCACAAAGCTCATTAGATGGATTAAAAGCACAATTAGAGGAAATATTACCAAAAATTGCTTCTATAAAAGAACAAATAAAGCAAACACTTTTACCTTTAAGAAAGGCAAATGAAGAGGCAAATAAAACAACATCTATTTTAGATAACATTAAAGGTGGTGCAAAAAGTTATTTAGAGTCAATAAAAAATGTAAGTCAACAAATACAAGATGCAACAGTAAATGCATTTAAAGGAATGGAAGATGCACTAGTTAATTTTGTAACTACAGGAAAAATGAATTTTGCAGATTTCACAAGATCTATACTTGCAGATATTACAAGAATAATTATTAGACAATCTATAATTACACCTTTGTTAGGTGCTTTTGGTATAACAACAAGTGCCAAAGGTAATGTATTTGATAAAGGATTAAAAGAATATGCAAAAGGGGGCATCGTCACATCACCCCAATTATTTGCCTATGGTTCTGGTGGTTCTGGTAATTTTGGCCTAATGGGAGAAGCAGGGGCAGAAGCAATACTGCCATTAAAACGTGGCCGTTCTGGTAACTTAGGTGTTGAAGCTTCTGGTGGAATGTCTAATAATATAGTTGTTAATGTAGATGCATCTGGTTCTTCTGTTGAAGGTGATCAACAAGGGGCTGGAAAACTTGGTCGTGTAATTGCAGTTGCGATACAATCAGAATTAATTAAACAGAAAAGACCTGGAGGTCTACTAACATAATGGCTACATTTCCAGCTACACCTGTAGCATCTTTTCCGATAAATAAAACACAAAATCCTAAAATTAGAACTGTTACTTTTGCTGATGGTTATGAACATAGAATTACTTTTGGACTTCCAGCAAATCAAAATTTTAAAGTATTTAATCTTTCTTGGAAAAATATTACACTTACAGAATCTGATACTTTAATGGATTTTTTAGATGCAAGAGCTACTGACAATGCAAGCTTTGATTACACGCCTCCAGGTGATTCTTCATCATATAAATTTGTAGCAGAACCTGGTTATAGTGAAAGTATAGATTATGCAGAAAGAGCAACAGTAACAGCTACATTTAGGCAAGTATTTGAACCATGAGTACTGCTCCTATTATTACTGATCTACAAAAGATCAATCCATCATCAGTTATTGAATTATTTACTTTAGAAATTACTGCTGCTTTACATGGATCAAATGCAACTTATAGATTTCATGCAGGTACAAATTATAACTCTAATGCAGATATTATTTGGGCTACTAATACATATACAAAAATACCAATACAAGCAGAAGGTTTTGCTTATACAAGAGGGCAGTTACCAAGACCAACTTTAGTTGTTAGTAATGCTCTTAATACAATCACAGCACTTTTGTTAACTGTTAATCAGACTACAGCAGGTAATGATTTAACAGGAGCTACAGTTACAAGAATAAGAACTTTAGCAAGATATTTAGATGCAGCAAATTTTCCAGGAAGTTCAAATCCATTCGGAACTCCAGATCCTACAGCAGAGTTTCCACAGGAAATATATAAAATTGATAGAAAATCATCAGAAAACAGGGAAACAGTTACATTTGAATTAGCAGCAGTATTTGATCTTGCTGGTGTTCGTGCTCCAAAACGTCAATGTACGAGATCTATATTTCCTTCTATAGGTACGTTTATCTGATGGATTGGAAACAAGATGCACTTGTTCATGCGAAAGACCAAGATCCTAAAGAGTCTGTTGGTGTTTTATTAAACATAAAAGGTAAACAGCAATATTATCCCTGCGGTAATCTGTCTAGTTATAGTCATCAATGTTTTATTCTTGATCCAGAAGATTATGTAAAAGCAGATAACTTAGGAGAAATAACAGCTATTATTCATAGTCACCCTGTAACACCACCAACACCGAGTCAAGCTGACAAAGTTAGTTGTGAAGAAAGTGGTTTACCTTGGTATATTGTTAATCCTAAGACAGAAAAATGGGGTTACTACGAACCAATTGGTTATAAAGCTCCGTTATTGGGTCGTGAATGGGTTTGGGGTGTTACTGATTGTTGGAGTTTGGTAAGAGATTGGTATAAAGAAAATTTAGGTATAGATTTAAGAGATTGGGAAAGACCTTTAACACCAGAAGAATTTTTAAAAGATCCTATGTTTGAACAATGTGCATGGAGAACAGGCTTTAGACAATTAAGACCAGAAGAAAAATTACAAAAAGGAGATTTATTATTTATGTCAATAATGAGTCCAGGTTTAAATCATGTAGCTTTATTTTTAGGAGATGAAATTTTACATCATTTAGCAGATAGACTATCTTGTAGAGAGCCATTATCAGAATGGTTGTTAAAATGTATAGGAGGGAGGTATCGTTATGCTGCGTAAGGTAAAACTGTATGGCGAACTCGCTAAAATTGTTGGTCATAAAGAATTAGAAGCAAAAGTAAATAATATTAGTCAATCTATTAGATTTTTAACATCTAATTTTCCAAAAGTAGAAAGATATATAGCAAATACAAATTTTAAAGTTTTAGTTGGTGATTATCAAATAAGTGAAAAAGAATTAGAAGATCCTATAGGAAAACAGGATTTACATTTTGTACCTGTGATAACTGGTGCTGGAGGAGAAGGAGGATTAGGGAGTATATTAACTGGTGCTGCTTTAATTGGTGCTAGTTTTATACCAGGTTTACAAGCAGTAACTATAGGAACTTTTGGTTTAAGTGCTCCTGTTGCTTTATCATCAATAGCTGGCACTACAGGTGCTTTTTTAGCTATTGGGGGAGTTTCTGAAATGTTAACTCCTACACCAAAAACTCCTGATTTTTCTTCAGAGGAAGATCCCAGATTATCTTTTAATTTTTCTGGTACGCAGAATACATCAAGAGCGGGTACTCCAGTTCCAATAGTTTATGGTGAAATATTTACAGGAAGTGTTGTAATAAGTGCAGGTGTTGATACTGAACAGGTGAGAGCATGACTAAACCTAAAATTATTAGAGGTGCTGGTGCTCCACCTCCTCCCTCTGCTCCACCTCAACCCACCAGAACTCCTGATACTTTACATAGCAGACAATTTGCTACATTGATGGATTTAATATCAGAGGGAGAGATAGAAGGTTTTGCTTCTGCTTCTAAAGCTGGTCTAACAAAAGGAACAACTGCATATAATAACGCTGCTTTGAAAGATGTATTTCTAAATGATACTGCTATCTTGCAAGCTAGTGCTAACAATTCAAGTCCAGCTACAACTGACTTTAATTTTCAAGACGTAACTTTTGATCCCAGATTTGGAACTTCAGATCAAACTCATATAAATGGTATTGAAAGTAGTGAGTCATTGCAAACTGTTGGGGTTAATGTAACAAAGGCTTCTCCTGTTACAAGATCAATAACAAATACAGATATTGATGCTGTAAAGGTAACAGTAACTTTTCCTCAGATTCAAGTTGCGACAAGTTCTGGTGATATATTAGGAAGTTCAGTTAATTTACAGATACAGGTTCAATATAATAGCGGTGGTTTTACTACTTTAATTGACGATACTATTACAGGAAGAACTGCTGATGCTTACCAAAAAGAATACAGAATAACTTTAACAGGTGCTTTTCCTGTTGATATAAAAGTTGTAAGAGTAAGCGATGATGCGGCAGATGCAAGTACAGTAAATGCTTTTCAATTTACAAGTTTTTCAGAAATTGTTGATGATAAACAAACTTATTTAAATAGTGCCTATGCTTCTTTACGAATAGATTCACAACAGTTCAGTTCTATACCAAAACGTAAATATCGAATAAGAGGAATAAAAGTAAGGATTCCAGGTGCAGGTGCTTCTAGTTCTGGAACTCCAACGGTGGATAGTACAACTGGTCGTATTGTATATCCAACTGGTTATATCTTTAATGGAGTAATGGGTGCTGCTCAATGGTGTTCATGCCCTTCGATGATATTATTAGATCTTTTAACTAATATTAGATATGGTTTTGGCGATCATATTACAGATAGTAATTTAGATTTATTTTCTTTTGTTACTGTCAGTAAATATGCAAATACGTTGGTATCAGATGGATTAGGTGGTCAGGAAGCTAGATTTAGTTGTAATGTAAATATTCAAAATAGTAATGAAGCGTTTGATCTAATAAATGAATTAGCTGGTGTAATGCGTTGTATTCCTATATGGTCTGCTGGATCTATTACTCTTTCTCAAGATAGCCCTAAAGATAGTTCTTATATATTTAGTTTGGCAAATGTAGGAGAAGGTGGTTTTAACTATTCTGGAAGTAGTCTAAAGGCAAGACATAGTGTAGTTTCTGTCAGCTACTACAACATGGATTCGCAAGAAGTAGATTTTGAAGTTGTTGAAGATAGTACGTTAATATCAAAGATAGGAACAGTGGTAAAACAGGTAAAAGCATTCGCCTGTACTTCTAGAGGACAAGCAAATCGTCTTGCAAAAAATATATTATTTGCAGAAAATAACGAATCAGAAGTTGTTAGTTTTACAACATCTCTTGATAGTGGGGCAATATGTAGACCAGGAAGTGTTATTGAAATAAATGATCCAGTAAGAGCAGGGATTCGTAGATCAGGAAGAGTGAACGCTGCCACCACAACTCAGATAACAGTAGACGATACAGCTTCTACAGATTTACCAACTACAAATAATCCAACATTAAGCGTTATATTGCCCGATGGAACTGTAGAAACTAGAGATGTCTCATCTATCTCAGGTGCAGTTATAACAGTATCTTCTGCTTATTCTGCCACTCCAAATGTAAATACAGTTTGGTTGTTATCCAATGATACTGTTCAATCTCAAAAATTTAGAGTAGTAACAGTAGAAGAGCAAGATGGTATGAATTATGCAGTAACAGCATTATCTTATGTTCCTGGTAAATATGCTTTTGTTGAAGATGGTGCATCTCTTCCAACTAGAACTGTATCGACCTTTGTTGGATTAAAAGAACCACCAACTGGTTTGCAAGCAGAAGAAAAAATTGTTGTTATTAACAATAATGCCGTATCAAAATTAATTATTAGTTGGCAACCTATTGTCGGTGTTACGCAGTATCAAGTTAATTATAGATTTAACAATGGTAACTATGTTTCCACAAAAGTTTCTTCTCCTGATTTTGAAATATTTAATACTGATATAGGTACTTATGAGCTTCAAGTATTTAGTTATAATTCAGCATTACAATTAAGTGCAACTTCTACAAATTTAACTTTTAATGCAATCGGTAAGACAGCACCACCCTCTGATATAACAAACCTTACTTATGAACCTATATCTGATAAAGAAATAAGACTTAGATGGGATGCTGTACCAGATGTTGATGTAAGGGCAGGTGGAAGAATCCACGTTAGACATTCTCCTAAAACAGATGGATCTGCAAATTTTTCAGACGCTACTGATCTTGTTTTTGCATTAAGTGGGGCTTCTACAGAAAAAGTTGTTCCCTTATTAGAAGGGGAATATATTCTTAAAGCACAGGACGATGGTGATAGATTCAGTACAGGTGAAACATCACTTGTAATAGATTTACCAGATGCACAACCTAAATTATTAGTACAGACAAGAAGAGAAGATCAAGACGATCCTAAATTTCAAGGTGCGAAAAGTAATGTTGGATTTGATTCTGGTACGGCTTCGATAAGTTTGGCTGGAACAGGTAATTTTGACAGTAGTTCAAGCATTGATGATGAAACCTCGATTGATGATATTGGTGGAGTATCTACAACTGGAACATATTTATTTAATGACACTTTAGATTTAGGTGCTGTTTATAGTCTTGATTTAAGAAAACATATTTTAACTGATTCTGTTTATTCTGCTGATTTAATAGACTCTGTTGCTGATATTGACGCAAGGCAAGATTTTGATGGTACTTCAAGCGTTGATACAAACGCAGAAGTTTTTGTTCAGACTTCACAAGATGCCAGTAATTACTCAGGTTTTCAAAAGTTTGCCAATGGTACTTTTAAAGGCAGGGCATTTAAATTTAAATGTGTGTTAACAACACAAGATACAAACCAAGATATAAGAGTCAGTCAGCTTGGATATTTTGCAGAATTTCAAAGAAGAGTGGAACAAAGTACAACAACTATCGCTTCTGGGGCTGGAGCAAAGTCAATCAGTTTTAACTCACCGTTTTTCACAGGCACAAGTGCTTTATTAGGTGCTAACTCTAATCCACCAGCAATTGGAATTACTGCATTTAACATGGCTTCTGGTGACTTCTTTGAATTAACAAGTATTGGTTCTACAGGTTTTACTGTTCATTTTAAAAATAGTTCTGGAAGTTCTGTTGACAGAAACTTTAACTTTACTGCTATTGGTTTTGGTAAAGGGTAAAATTTAGGATATACTAAAAAAAAAAGTAAAAGCTAATGGCAAGAGTTGATAATACTGGGGGATCTGGCTTTACAGTTGATAATGGTACTGGTCTTGTTGTTCGTACAAAGTTAAATCAAATAATTGCTGCTTTATCTACATTAAATCAAGGTTCTGGCACACCTTCAATTGGTGTTGGTGCATATTCTTATTTTGTTGATGGCAATACTTTAAAAATACAGAACGCAGCTAATAACGCAGCGATTACGTTAGGTGATGTAAGTCTTACAAACTTTGGTCATGCGGGATTATCGGCAGCTAATACTTTTACTTCAACAAATATATTCCAGGAAGATGTAACTTTTGATGGTGCTACTGCTGGGAGGGATATTGTTTTTGACAGGTCTGATAATGCCCTTGAGTTTGCTGATGACGCAAAGGCAACTTTTGGAACAGGCACAGATTTAGAAATATATCATAATGGTAGCCACAGTTTCATCGATAACAATACTGGGGATTTGAATGTAGAATCTACCAATATTTACATAAAGGCTAATAATACTGAAAATGCTGTTGATTGTGTAGCAAATGGGGCTGTTACTCTCTATTTTAATAACTCAGCAAAATTTGCTACTGCTTCGGGGGGCGTAAGTCTTACTGGAGGAGCAGCAGCTAATATTACAGCCCTTTCTGATGGGTCAACAATAACAGTAGATTTTGCTACAGCCTGTCATCATTCTGTAACGCTTGGA